AGATTAGGTGCAGATATTGTAGATGTCACTCAGCAAAAAGCCGCAATAAAAAAAGCAATTGAGAAACACAAAAGACGCCAATATAAATTAGGCGTAGGTGATAGATCAGGAAATATAATAAAAACAACAATACCTGATAATAATTTATATAGTGATACTTTAAAAACACTAAATAAATCAAAATATAAAAACAAACCACATCCAAGAAAAACAAACCGTGGAAATCACGGTGCATTGGCTACACAATAATGTGCACCAAGTGTAAAAAAATACGAAAAATTATAACTAAAATCATTGCAAGGAGAAAACGCAAATGAGAATGACTGAAATGATACCAAATTCACCTATTGCAGTACAGAAATCTGTACGTAGTGCAAAAGGCCGAGTGTTAACATCGGGTGATGCAGGTAAAATCCTGCCACTGAAGTATGAATGGTTACACCGCGAAGACGGAGTTCGAAGTGGTAAAGTTAGAGTAAATTTTGAGATGCAAGAAACTTCCGAGCTCCTCATGAATGGAGTCGGGTGCACTTTGTACGCACATTTCGTACCAATGCTTGCATTTGACCGTTTTAACGGTTCAATGGACGAATTAAACCGTTCATATAAAAAAAAGAAAATGGAGCTGCAGGAAGTATAATACCATTTTTTGAAAGTAATAAATATAAAAATCCAACAGCAAGTTATACATCAACAACTTCTAATGCTTCAACAATGGATACAAGTACAGCGTTTCATTCATCTGATGTATTTTATCAAACAATGGGTATTCATACACAAGCTACAGAATTAAATACAACAGTTGTTGAAGCATATAATGCAATTGTTAATCATAGACGCAAAGCACGCTCAAAATCGTTACCATTAAGAGATGCATATGATCATAGTTTGGCTGATGCGTTTTGGATTAATAACGGAATGCAAAATATTGTACCTGATTATGATCAGAATTTAATTGACGGGCAAGTAACACTTGCCGGATTGACATTTCAAGCACCAATTAAATCATCAAGAACAACAGGTTCAAAAATTGCATCAAACAATGATACATTTACTGGATCACTTGGATATTCACCTGAACAACTTGGATCAACAATAGTTGATGATGGCGATTATTATTTATTTGATGAAATATTTGCAGAATTGCAAACTGGCGGAAACGCAACAATGTCATTAGCTGATATTGAACAAGCACGTAAAACAGCGGCATTTGCTAAATTAAGAGCAAAGTACGATGGAATTGACGACGAACATGTGATTGATTTGCTTATGTCAGGAATTAGAGTACCTGAAGAAGCATTAAAGCAACCAATATTATTGGGTCGTCAACGTGCAATGATAGGATTTAACCAACGTTATGCAACAGATGGCGCAAACTTGGATAAGTCAGCAACAAATGGTATGGCTACAATTGATATGTCATTTAGAACACCTGCAATGAATACAGGCGGTGTTATAATGATAACAGCAGAAATTGTGCCAGAACAATTATGGGAACGTAAGAAAGATTATTTCTTATACACTACAGATCCAGATACGTTACCTAATTATTTGTCTGATGTATTAGATCCAGAAAAAGTGGCGGTTGTAAAAAATGACCACGCAGACGTCAATCACGCAACACCAGATGGAACATTTGGTTATGCGCCATTAAATCATGAATGGCAACGTGACGCTGTCAACGTAGGTGGTAAATATTACCGCCCTGCAAATGACGCATTTGACGAAGATCGCGCAAAAATATGGACAGCTGAAAGTACAAATCCAACATTAAATGAAGACTTTTATTTATGTTCTGGTTTGCACAAGAAAGTATTTGCTGATCAGGTAAGCGACAGTTTTGAAATCACATGTCTATCTGACATGCAAATTGTAGGAAATACCGTATTCGGTGCAGGACTACAAGAAACTGACGCAACAAGCGATTATGACACAATTACTTCTCAAGTTGATTCCTCACGTATCGAGAAGTGATAAAAAGCAGGGGAGACCTCCCCTCCCCTGCTTAATTTAAAAAAGGAAAGTATCCTGGTTAATCTCTGTAAGTAATTGAATAACAAGGATAACAGAAATAGGACAAAAAAAATGAATAGAATTAAACACGGAAATATAAGTAAATGGTCTAAAGCAAAAGCAGG